CGACCCTTATCAAGACGAGCGCGCTTAATCTCAGCTTCAATTTCTTTGCGAATAGAGTCCATTGTAATATATATAAAAGAAAGATTATCTTTAAACTCATATGATCATCATAGGAGCCCACCTCGGTAGTGGCATTGGTCAACATGCATCAAAGTATACAAAAGTATTTGACAATGCCTCGTATCACATGATCGGTTCTGAACTCCCTGAGAGTGAACACGGTCTCCTGTTCCTTTTACCCATTAAACCCCATGTAGATTACATTAAGTATGCGAGAACACGTGTGAAAAATCTAGCCCTGATGACTGTTTGTGAGACCGAGACTGTACACGAGGACTACGGTCTAATCATGAAAGAGTCTAAAAAGATCATGGTACCGAGCGAGTTCTGTAAACGCGTTTTTTCTAGGCAATTCCCGGACAACGAGTTTCACATCATACACGCGCACATTCCCACGCCACCAAAAAGACCCTACACATTCTATCACATTGGAAATGTCATGGATGATAGAAAGAACTTTCATGGAATATTGGAAGCATTCATGCGCCTGAATAAACCTGATGCAAGACTTGTCGTCAAGGCTACATGTAACAAAGATGTTCAGATAAAGTTGCCAAATGTTGAAGTTATTAATGGTCTCGTCTCAGATGAAGAGATGAATAAAATTCACAATCGGTGCGATTGTTACGTGAGTTTCTCAAAGTCCGAAGGTGTTGGGATGGGACCAGTTGAAGCAGCACTTCGTGATAAACCTGTGATCATTACAAACTTTGGGGGGTCCCCTGAATATGTAAAGACACCTTACACGATTCAATGTGAACTTCAAGAGTTGGAGAGAGACGACTTCCTATTCAAGAAAGGAATGATTTGGGGTAAACCAAATCCGAATCAACTCTTGGCGTTCATGAGCGATGCATACGACAAAAAACTACGCTATATGAATCACGAACATACTAAAAAACTTGTGGGAAAAGAAAACATTTTACAAGAGTTCCTCTTGAATGTAGTTGGTACCGAGTACAATGAGACCAATGAGAATGGTGCCACTCATTAGGGAACCCTGTTGGGCCATGATAGTCATCACGAGATCATCCACTGGCTGAATACCGGTGGGCTTCTTCGCGATCTTTGGGACGATAACACTGATTGCGATGTAAAGAGCCATTGCTATTATTACAGGTCTAAGAGTCTCCTGATCTAAATACATTGTATATATTAGCCACTGATTTTAATTCCATCCAACTGACTCAAGAGGCTGTTCACATCCACCTTCTTACCCATCCCAATATCCGAAACCTTGTGCTTCCTGCAATAGTTTCCACAAACAGCCTTGAACTTACACGGCTTCCCAGCCATCGTCGTCGCACAACAGATTTTATGGTTTGATCTCTGATTGGCCACAACTTCTTTGGGTGGCGCGTCAAGCATAATTGTCGCATTACTCTTTTTCATATCCTCAATCTTCTTGTATCTCATCTTCATCTTCCATGTAGCATCCGCGAGGTGGTAACATTTGTCATTTGGCTCTCTGAGGCGATACATCCTCGTCGCATCAGAGAGGCAGGCATTCCAAAGGGTATCACGAATCACTTGCATTTTGTTAGTTACTTTTTACATATATTTGAGCTGACTTAGGTGGACGCTTCACCTCCAATTTGAGCCAGGTAAATATCAACTTCACCAACAAAATCGGGGCACTTCTCAGATGTCTTTCGGGTGACCATATCCTGAACATTTGTGATGTGCTCCTTGAACTTCTTCACATCAATACCAGTGGCATTGTGAATCTGAGAATCTGTGGCAATGTCTTTGAGGGCGTACAGATAAGCCGCTGCATAGTTGGCATGAAGTATAGCAATCACTGGGGAAGCATCTTGTTGGGCCGCTGTAGCGTAGCGAGCTGATTGTCTCACTAACTTTTCAATGGCTTTGTTCATACCACGAGTCTTATTCTGCATCATCAAAAATAGCACAAAAATTGCGGCTATGAGATATAGATACATCTTCTACATGTAACTGTGAAAAAAAAATAATGTATAGTATATGAACGATTTCATCAAGACGGGGAATCAAATTGGTAAAAATATTGCTCTTTTTAGGCTAATTATGACGACCTTATTTGCATGCTCGTTGAGTTCTTCGGGTACCGCTTTAATATTTAGAAAACGGAAACATACTTCAATGGTAGAAGGTGTTTATGACAGTGTGGAATGTAACGTGAAACAAGATAAAAAAGGGATTAAGTTTTATGAATGTAATGTGAGTTATACTTATGAAATAGATGGAACAGTATACACGGGTATACAGAATTATAAAAAGAGTTCAACTCAGATACAAAGTGGTGAAAAAGTAACTGTATATTACGACCCCGAAAATAAGGAAGATAGTACAATTAACTCAGTGGCCGGTAAACGTGTTGGTGTTGGTTTGATTGCTGTTGGAATCTGTTTGGTATTAATATCACTTATAGTTTACCAAGTTACACTTAAGGTAAAAGGCGCGGGTACTCTTTTAACTGGTGCTACCGCATACAATATTCTAACAGACTAAAGAAAATTACTTCTTCAGTTTGACAACAAGTCTAGGAGGATACTTCTTGATGTTATTGTAGCCAAATGGTTTACGGGTTAGGGGACTGGGTTGTTTAGCGTTCTTATTCGCATTCTTTGCACGAGTCAACCAGTTCTTCAACCCATTTCTGTTGTACACTGTTCTTATCTTACCGTTGGTGACATTAGTCTTAATGTAAGCACGCTTGGAAGGCTTTATACCATTCTTGTTTGTGGCCGTCATATTAGCATTCATCCATGTCGTAACATTCTTGTTTTTGTTTTTGTTATTCCTGATGTTATTGTTCAACTCCTGTAAATTATTTTGAACATTGAAAAGTTTCCTCTTCATGTTACGAAGTTCGTTTTCCAACTTTTTAAGTTTTTCGCGGTTGTTGTTGTTGGAAGACATTTGTATTATACACAGGAAAAAATCTAATAAATTGTAGAGTATGTTAAAATCAGAACCAAATGCTAAATGCTGTCTCTGGAAACCATTTCTCAATAAAATCAATCTCAAAAATGAAAGTAACTTTAAAGTTAAATATGAAGCATATCCTTACAAAGGTAGTGCAATCGGTAAAATAGATGCAGCCATAGGTGCAGGTGGGTTAGAAGGTAAAGCGGCACTAGATATTATTCAAGCTGAAAACATTAAACCTGAAGTGGGTATCATACCTAAAAATGATTCTCGTTATGTAACTGTCAGTAGTAGTCAAAAAGTAGCGATACGATATATGTATCTGGATCTACATGATGATTACACAGAAGAAGTACGTAACTTTGGTGTTCTTGATTTAGTAAAGTTTGTACAACCACCACAAGAAGATATTGACGAGATACTAAGAACAAAGAGGGAAGATTTAGAAGAAGCGATGCGTAAAGCGGAAGAGGAAAGGGTGAAAATAGAAAGAGAACAAGCTGAACAGAAAGAACGCATACGAAAAGCTGAAGAGGAGGCAAAAAGAAAAGCAGAAGAAGAAAGAGTGAAAATAGAAAAAGAACAAGCTGAACAAAAAGAACGCGCGCGAAAAGCTGAAGAAGAGGCAAAAAGAAAAGCGATTGAAATAGAAAATATAAAACGCAAATGTTCAACTATGAGTGTAGGCACGTGCAGTGCAAGCGATACACCAAAACGGCAATGTCTTCATTGTGGTGATTGGTACTGTAATTATCATTACCCTGTAAATAACAAGGTTTGGGGAGGTGGTCATGTGTGTAAACATTAAACCTAAGTAAAGATTTGACACGTTAAAAAGTAAACAAGATGGAGAGCGTCCAAAAGCTCACCCACGTTGAACATGTCCTCAAGAGACCTGACTCATATGTCGGCCCCGTGGACAAAACCCATGAGTCATATTGGCTGCTGAATAACACGAACAAGAACTTTCAAAAGAAGAACATTTCTTATTCACCAGCCCTACTCAAGATCTTTGACGAGATTCTCGTCAATGCCATTGACCGAAATTCCCTCCACCCCAAGAATGTCACCCAGATCTCTGTCTCGGTGGACAAGGAGACTGGAACGGTTACCATTGAGAACAATGGACCTCTCGGTGGCATCAGTGTTAGGATGAATGAAAAGGAGGGAGTTTGGAATCCTGAACTCACCTTTGGGCATCTTCTCACAAGTACGAACTATGATGACTCTCAAAAGAGAATTGTCGGAGGTAGAAATGGATATGGAGCAAAGTTGACAAACATTTACTCTTCTAAATTTTCTATCGTCATCAAGGATGGTGAAGAGAAGAAGACCTACACCCAAAAGTGGTCCGACAATATGACAACTTGTCATCCACCAAAGTTGACTAAACACAGTGCTGCAACCTCCTCGGTGTCTATCACCTTCACCCCAGATTGGAAGAGGTTTGGGATGAACGAGTTGGACATTAACATCTACAAGATTTTTGAGAAGCGTGTGTGGGATGCAAACATCTGCACAACCCCTAACTGCAAGGTCAAGTTCCAAGGTGAAGCTCTTCCAAAGACTTCCTTTGAAGCGTATGCCAAAATGCATGAAGGTGTCACAGATGTGTGTTCAGTGACTACAGATCGTTGGTCTGTCTGTGTAGGTCCATCCGAGAATGGCCTTGAACAGGTGTCCTTCGTGAATGGTATCTGCACCAACAAGGGTGGTACCCATGTGGACTATGTGGCTTCCTATCTCGCCTCTGGTATCATTGATGAGATGGCTAAGAAAATCAAGTTGAAGCCACAGCAAGTCAAGAACACTTTCAACATCTTTGTGAGGGCAACCCTAGAGAATCCAACCTTCTCCAGTCAGGTTAAGTCCGAGTGTACCTCAAAGGTGCAAGACTTTGGAAGCAAGTTTGAGCCACCAAAGAACTTTGTGAAGAATGCTCTCAAGACTGGTATCAGTGATGAACTCACAGCTCTCTCAAAGTTCAAGGAAATGAAGGAACTCAAGAAGACTGATGGTGCTCGTAAGTCTAAAATCACCGGTATTCCCAAGCTTGATGACGCAAACAAGGCTGGTACAGCTCAGTCTTCCAAGTGCACTCTCATCGTGACAGAGGGTGATTCGGCGAAGACCCTGGCAGTTGCAGGACTCTCTGTGGTGGGTCGTGATCACTACGGTGTGTTTCCACTTCGTGGTAAGTGCAAGAATGTCCGAGATGCATCTGTGGCACAATTGACTTCAAATCAGGAGTTTAATGATCTCAAGAAGATTTTGGGACTCCAACAAGGTAAGGAGTACAAAGATGTTACAGAGCTCCGCTACGGTCGTCTCATGATCATGACCGATGCGGATAATGATGGCAGTCACATCAAGGGTCTCATTCTCAATATGATCCACTACTTCTGGCCCAGCCTCCTAAAGTTGGGCTTCGTAGTCTCAATGGTGACACCAATCATCAAAGCGACAAAGGGTTCTCAAACCAAGTCCTTTTACACAGACTCTGCATTCCGTACCTGGTATGGCAATGGACAACAGGGATGGCGCATCAAGTATTACAAGGGTTTGGGTACCAGCACGAGTGCCGAGGCTCGGGAATACTTCAAGAAGATTCAAGATCTGACTGTAAAGTTTGACCACGATATCATGACTGACAAGTCTATTGTTCTCGCGTTTGACAAGAAGAAGGCGGATGACCGAAAGTCTTGGCTTCTTGAGAGCACAGCCAAGGACTCCAGGGAGTTGGAGGTTCCCTATGGAAATGTCAAGCAGTTGGGTATTACAGACTTTGTTCACAAGGATCTGGTGAACTTCTCTCTCGCGGATCTGAAGCGATCTATTGCCCACGTGGCTGATGGTCTCAAGCCTTCTCAAAGAAAGGTGATGTATGCTTGCTTCCACAAGAATCTCAAAGATGAGATGAAGGTTGCACAGCTGGCGGCCTACGTGGCTGACAAGAGTGCCTACCACCACGGTGAGGTGTCTCTAGCTGACACGATTGTGAAGCTAGCCAATGACTACACAGGCTCAAACAACATCAACCTCCTTGAGCCTTGTGGTCAGTTTGGTACCCGCCTTATGGGTGGTAAGGATGCATCTCAAACGAGGTACATTTTCACAAAGTTGACCAAAGATGCCCGCAAAATCTTTGATGCCAGGGATGATCCAGTTCTCAACTATCTGGACGACGATGGACGACCAATTGAGCCAGACTTCTATATGCCTACCCTACCTATGGTTCTGGTCAATGGAACTGAGGGTATTGGTACAGGTTTCAGCTGCTATGTGCCACCTTTCAATCCCAAGGATATCAAGGAGAACATTCAAAGAATGTTGGGTGGTATGTCTCTTCGTGAGATGACTCCATGGTTCCGGGGATTCAAGGGTAAGGTTTTCAAGGAGGATGGATCTTGGGTCACCGAGGGTATTTGGAGAGACACGGGTTCACGTCTCAAAGTGACTGAACTTCCACCCGGTCGCTGGACACAAGACTATAAGGAGTATCTGGATACCCTTGTGGAGAAGAAGGTGATCACAAACTTTACAAACAACTCCACAACGGAGGATGTTGACTTTGAGATTATGGGATACAGTGGTAAAGACCTCATCAAGGACCTTAAATTGAGGAAGACGTTCCATACATCAAACATGCACCTATTCCACCCCGTGAAGGGTATCCACAAGTACTCTAGTCCCGAAGAGATTCTTAAGGACTTTGTGGAACTCCGACTTGATCACTACGTGAAGAGGAAGGAGCATCTCATCAAGGTTCTCCAAACGAGGGCAACTATGTGTGGCTACAAGTCTAAGTTTGTCATGATGGTGATTGAGGGTGACATCGTAGTGTTCAAGAGGAAGAAGGATGACCTTGAGAGGCAGTTGGCCCAAACGTTTCCCAAGATTGGTGGAACCTATGACTATCTCCTCAACATCAAAACTGTGCAATACACCGAAGAGTGTGTCCAAGAACTCCTCAAAGAGTCGAAGCAGGCTAAGGAGGAACTTGAAGTGATGAAGAACACCTCACACATTGACATGTGGAAAATGGATATTAAAAATATGTAGACAATAGATAGGTATGGGTGAAGCTGCGAAAATTTCGCTCAAAGCTATTGGAAAGCAAGACACCTACTTACTTTCCAAAGATCCAGACGAATCATTCTTTAATTATACCACTGATCGGAATCATTCCGATTTTAGAAAGTATCATAGAAGCAAGAGTGTCTTGAAGCCAGGTAACGCTGATGCTAGTTGGCCTTTTAATCGTACCATCAAGGTTGAATTCAATCCAAGAAATATGGGTGACCTCTTAAGTAATATGTATCTGAGCATAACCATGCCAGCTATAACTGACGGTAATTACGCGGACCAATTGGGTCGTCATATCTTCAAAAGTGTCACGATGTACGTGGATGATATTGAGGTTGAGAAGATCTATGATGATTGGGGAATTATCTATGACGAGCTTTATCTAGAAATGTCCGAAAAGGTAGCAAATAGATTTCTTGTAAACAGAAACCTTGGTTTTGACGATGCGCCTGATAACGCAGCTGTAGCTCGTTACAGTTCAGATTTGGTGATCCCAATTCACTTCTTCTTTTCTCGGAAGTTTGCAAGTGATGAATACTCTTCAAACAAACCAAACAGACCTTATTTTCCAGTGTGTGCAATTCACAAACAAAAGATTGAGTTTGAATTTGAATTCCACGAACAAGCATTTTTTACAGACACTACAGACACTGTGACTCTACCATCCTTTAACATTATCACTGAGGAGATAACTGTGAGTCCCGAAGAGAGAAACTTCTTTGCATCTCAACGACAGACGATGATAACGGACCTAGTAAGGAAACATCCCGTCATAGTTAGTGATCTCAACAGGGATGTTATAAAGAACAACCTCGTTCCAAACATTCCTGTAAAGTGTATTCACTGGTTTTTGAGGAACACCTCGTTTGAAGATGAAACAGATGCAGTGGGCGACCCTGTACCAGCCACCGACGGTGAACGTCTTTATCAAAACCGTTTCAACTTTTCATCATCTCTTGATTTTCAAGGTGAAAATAC